TGCTGGAATTTATTGGGGTAATGTTCCTAATTCTCGCTTTAGGGATTGTCTTCCTAATGATTGCAAGTATCTTTATGGCTTATATAACTCAAGCAACCTATCTTGATCCATTCAATGATGAAGGAGATGAAAGAAATGATTAGATTACTAGAAACTTTATTCCCTAAGACTATGCGGAAGTTTTGGTTTCAAGCCCGCAAAACTGGTAGGACTGCGGGAATAAATGAAGCTATAGCCCTAATTTATGCGGAGATAAGAGTTCTATCTGCAAGCAAATCAAAATCAGATGTAAAAACTCAAGAAAGAATCTCTGAACTGGTTTTTATTCTCGCAAGTCTGAAGAAGCGTGCTAATGATAACTAAAGAAATTCAAGAAGCTCTAGATTTGCTTAGAGATGAAAACCTAGTTTGGTCAAGCGATATAGAAGATATCAAACTAGATTTAGCCAATCTTCTCCTAGTCTGTGCATCTCAAGGGGACTTTCTTCAGGCTTTAGCTAACAGTTTGGCAAAGAAAATCGTTTATCCTAGTAGCAGATCAAATTATGATCCAAAACTAGAGAGAAGATAATGCTAGAAGACTTACAGATCCCAGTCAAAATCACAAGTTGCAGGGTTAGGACTTTGCGAGATGAACTTTCAGATAAAGATTCTGCAATCCTAGAAGCCGCTGTAATGAATCCTGAATGGGCTTGTAAGACCCTAAGCAATGAGCTATTGAAGCGAGATATAAAGATCAGCGATACAGCAATCAAACATCATAGAGAGAAGCGTTGTTCATGCTGGAAAATCTAAGCGTTCCTGCACCAAAGATAAATATTCCTGAAGGCTGGAATCCGTCTGTAGTTTTTGATGGTGAAGGCGGAACAGCGACACTTCCACCAGTTGAAGGAGATAACCCCGCAGATATTGAAGGCTTCCTTAGAGATGCGGGAATCAATCCAGACGAAATAGAAATAGTTGGGCAACCCAGAATTTCCAGATGGCAAGTTGCTAGACCTTTTCCGTTAGAACCCGCATGGCAAACTTCAGTTCGTATCTCTTGGAGAAGGAAGGGTTCAACGATAGATCTTCCGTTGCTTTATTCTCTCGCTAAGAAAACTAAACCTGTAACTCCTAAACCTGTTTCTTCAGGTAAAGCTTTAGTTATTCTTTGGTCTGATCTTCAAGTTGGAAAAGTGGATCACAGGGGCGGGGTTGAAGCGTTGATTCATAGAGTAGCTCAAACTCAAGTAAAGCTAATCGCAAAGGTAAAAGAGCAGAAGCCCGAAAAGATTATTTTCTGTGATGTAGGCGATACGATTGAAAACTTTGGTAACGCTGCTAACGAGAATCAAACTTATACAAATGATTTATCTTTGATGGAACAGGTTGATCTTGCAACTTCGCTTGCTTGGGAAACTTTGAAGATGCTTACTAAATACGCCCCGATAACTTATTTATCTGTTGGATCTAATCATTGTCAATTCAGAATAAACAAACAGCGTGTAGGAAAAGCTACAGACGATTGGGGAATACATATTGGGCGATCTTTAGCCCGCTTAAGTAAAGAAGTAGGCTTGCCGATCCAATTCTTAGAACCTGCACCGCATGACGAATCTTTAGCGATAGATGTCTTTGAAGATCAGTTTCACATTCTAGGGATGTGGCATGGACATCAATCGGCTAGACCTGATGCAGTTCCTGACTGGTGGAGAAAACAAGCCTTCGGGAAGCAACCTGTTCAAGCTGCCACGATTGGAGTTAGCGGACACTTTCACCATCTCCGAGTTTTAGAGTTAGGTTCAACTATTCGGGGAACATCTAGATTCTGGATTCAAGCAAGCACATTAGACAATGGATCTAACTGGTGGAAAACAAGTCAAGGAGAAGACAGCCAGCCCGGTTTAGTTTGTTTTGTTTTAGAGAAAGATAAAGACTTTACTGGGACAGTTTGGAAAATCTGATGCCTACTTATCTTTATATCTGTTCTAATTGTGAAGTAACTAAACAAATCTTTGCTGATCTCAATGAAGAAGTAAAAGTTCCTTATTGTGAGATTTGCGAACTAAATATGGTTAGAAGATTTGGAATTCAAACTATTCGTTTCAATGGTGGCGGATGGGGCAAGGATGCAAGATGAAAACAAAACTATTCATAACATTCATAAGTTTGGTAAGTATTTTTACAATCAACTTTGGATCAGTATCTGGACAGGCAGAAGTTCCTAAAACTAAACCGCCTATAGCAGCCACAGATTTTAGAGCTACATTACTAGAATTTGCTAAGGAAGCTAAGCAAGAAAAGAAAAGGCTAAAACTAAAAAAGGTTGTTGCTTATCTCACTACTAGAGTTCATAAGACCGCCTATGTCTTTTCAGGTTCAACAGTTCAAGGTTGGGATTGTTCAGGGTTAGTCCGATACACCTATAAGCGTTTAGGCATTGAGTTAGAACATTCAGCAAACAAGCAAGCCCATTCAGGTATTAGAGTAAGTAGCCCAAAGATTGGGGATGTAGTTGTTTTCGCTTATAAAGGATCAACGGACTTCTATCATTCCGCAATCTATGTAGGATCGGGGCTAATCATAAATGCGAACTATCTTTATAAAACTACAGTTATTCAACCCCTAAGCGATTTCAAGAACAGCCAAATAAGATTTGTGCGGGTAATCAAGTGATTAGAGAAGTCTGTTCCTGCGGTGCAGAATTTGAAACTGACGATAGAGAAGCTATAACTTTAGTCAAGTCTTGGCGTAAGACCCACAAGCACACAGATAAGCCACCACAGGCAGATACAGGGGTTATACAGGTGCAAGGGGATAATCAGGTAGCATTAGGTTTTCAAGCCTTATACGACCAATACAACGACCCTTTAGATGAATAGAAAGAACAAATGATACCTACTTTAGTAATTGGTGATGCAACTATTTATCAAGGCAACAACCTTGATGTCTTACCTACGCTTGCAGATAACAGCGTTGACTCAATAGTTTGCGACCCACCCTACGAACTAGGATTCATGGGAAAATCTTGGGATAGCTCTGGTATTGCTTATAGCGTTGAACTCTGGAGAGAGTGCCTTAGAGTGTTGAAACCTGGCGGGCATTTGTTAGCGTTTGGTGGGACACGCACTTGGCATAGGTTAGCTGTTGCTATTGAAGATGCAGGGTTTGAGATTAGAGACAACATTGCTTGGCTGTACGGATCAGGCTTCCCTAAATCACATAACATCTCTAAAGCGATAGACAAATTAGCTGGGGTAGAACGAACCATTGTAGGTCGCAATCCAAACAGCAGAGAAAATGCTACAAAAGATAACACGCTGTATGAGAGTGGAACTGTTGGCAAAACTGATTTCATTACTGAAGCAGCTACTGATGAAGCTAAAGCGTGGGATGGTTGGGGAACAGCTTTGAAACCTGCTCACGAACCAATTGTTGTTGCTCGCAAACCATTTGTTGGGACTGTTGCTAATAATGTTTTGACTTATGGAACAGGGGCGTTGAACATTGATGCGACACGCATAGCAGGTGCAGATGCTTTAGAAGGTCGTTCAAGGCATGGTGGTGGAATAATTGGAAACGGAAGCAGTTTTGAATTGCCAGACAGTAGGAGTTCTATGCCTGCTGGGCGTTGGCCTGCGAACATTATCCTTGACGAATACACAGCAGAACTATTAGACGAACAATCAGGCGTGAGTAAATCGCAAGGTGGAACTAATCCAATCAAAAAATCTCAATTCAATCTAGGAAGTGAAACAAGAAAACTTGCTGGCGGGTTTGGTGATACAGGTGGGGCTAGTAGATTCTTTTATGTCGCTAAAGCTTCTAAGCGTGATCGCAATGAAGGCTTAGACGAACTACCCGAAATAAGACATGCAGATCGTAATGCAACCGATGGTGCAGGTGGAGATAACCCACGCAACAGAACCAATCAACCTAAACAAAACTTTCACCCAACTGTAAAACCTACAGCCCTAATGCAATACCTAATCAGGTTAGTAACCCCAGAAGATGGAATAGTCTTAGACCCATTTTGTGGATCAGGTTCAACAGGTAAAGCAGCTATCTTAGAAGGTAAACAATTTATAGGGATAGAGCTAACAGCAGAGTATCTGCCAATCATTGAAGGAAGACTAAAGCACGCACAAGAAACAAAAAGCGTTGAAGAAGGCGATTTGTTTGAGTAGATTCCCTAAACCCTGCCTAACCTGTAATCAACTAACAACAGGGGGAAGCTACTGTTTAACCCATGAACGAAAGAAGGGGGCATACTACAACTCACAATATAGAAAAGAAAGACAGGGGCTAAGGCAGACTGCCACTCATTGCCACATCTGCGGATTAGCATTTACTGATCCAAAAGAAATTACTGCCGATCACTTAATTCCAGGTGATACTAATAGCCCCCTGGCTCCAGCCCATCTTTCCTGCAATTCAAGGCGGGGAAACAAACCCCTGTAAAGCTCTAGACAGTCGCATCTAAAACCCTTATAAACAAAGGCTTATAAACAAAGGGCTTCAGCGTAGCTCCCCCTGTCTTATAGGGGTAGGG